CCCTCCTGGGGGTCCTGGAGTATCAGCGATGGTACTTCTAAACCCATTAACTATAAGCAGCAGGTAGTACTTGCTGCGATTAAAGGAGCATCTCTGCTATGAACGTTGCTGAACCTCGATTTCGTGAACGGATCACCAAGCTCAACCCACCTGGAAAACAGGTGAAGGCGGGGTTTGTCTTGGGTAAGTATCTTTCTTACTCAAATAATGTTCCTACCGTTACTGCTACTCAGCAAGTAACTGGTACAAACGTTTCTCATCGTATCGAAAGATGCTGGGACCAGACTAATTCTGACTTCTCGTCAGGACGTCGTGGTAACAGAGTCTACCGAGTCGGTGGAAATTTCACGCTTATAAATCTCGAGGTTTTTGGTAATGTATTGGCTGGTCCCGTGATCGGCTCTAATTTCGGAAAGCCGGGCGTTACGCTCGCGAACCGGAAAGAGTACCAAGGATACATAGGTATCCCGGGTCTCTCTTCTGATCCGTTTGCCCTGCAGTATGCAACGGCAGGTGGACTGAAAAGAGAACTAAATCCCTTGATCACGCCAATAAGCAACGGTCAGGAGTCCGACGCCTGGAATATCAGGCCAAAACTTGAGAGAGCCTCTCTCTTCACCGCACTTGCGGAGGCGAGAGAGATACCAGCTATGCTCAGACAAACGTCTCGCGGTTTCTCCAATGCTTGGGGAAGCATCGGGACCGATTTTGACAACCTTTATGGGTCGTTTCGACGGATTCCTGAAGGTGGCTGGTTTCTTCGGCCAAAGAATTTGGCCGATCACTATCTCAACACCCAGTTTGGGTGGGCGCCCTTTATCTCCGACATCAACAAGTTGATTGATGCGGCGATTTTCTCTAAACAGTACATCCGCGACCTTGAAGCCGCGAATGGACAATGGATGAAAAGGGCTCGGACTCTGGATGAGTCGGAAACGGTCACTCATCTGAACGACTCTTTCTTCGTCGGTTGTCAGCCGGCGGGGGAAAACATCAATCAGTTGTGTGTTCCGAATGTTCATGAAGGTACGACTTATTTCGGTACCTCTTCGCTTGAGCGCGTGGATAAAACCCGCGTTTGGGCAGAGGGATCGTTTAAGTTTTACCGTCCTGAGCTAGATACGAAGGATCTAGATAAATCTCTAGAAACGTTGAGGGCGGTTAAACGCCACCTTCTCCTTTTCGGACTTCGTATTAACCCAACTCACCTCTGGCAAATTATGCCTTGGTCCTGGCTCATCGATTGGTTCTCGAATCTCGGCGATATTATCGCTAGAGTTGACGAGCAATACAACGATGGGATGGTAGCCAAGTATCTGTACGTCATGCGATCCCAGAAAACTACAGTGAGATCTACTCATTCGTACAACTTCTGGAGTGGCACTCAGACGTTCTCGTTCGAGCGCACTCTGTTTACAAAGCAGAGGCGTAGTGCAGATTCTCCTTATGGGTTTGTCCTAGGAGGTGATTTATCTACCTCCCAGTGGTCTATACTCGCGGCTCTAGGTCTTTCACGTAACGTGAAATTTGTCAAAACAAACTAGCGCTACCCGCGAATTATCGGCGAACACCTAAGACCGGTTGCTACTTTGGTAAGTAGTAACTTGTGTTCGTTTAACTACCAATAACTCTGGAGGTTAACACATGTTTGCAGACCCTATTGCGAACTTCACCTACAACGGTGTTGCTCAGACATTACCACGAATCTCAACCAGCGGTTCACGTTCAGTGTACCGCGCGGCCGACGGATCGTTAATCGTAACGGTATCCCACCAGACTACCAGAGATGGTAAGATCAGGTCGATGTACCGTGTCGATCGTAACGTCGATGTGAACTCAGACAACGTCTTAGAGACCGAGTCTGCTCACATAGTTTTAGAGCGTCCAGCTTCTGGATTCTCTGAAACCGATTCAGTGAACTTGGTGGTGGCTCTCACGAGCTCACTCACCGCGTCTACCAACGCCGGTATTAAGAAGATCCATGGGATGGAAACTTAACCGTTTCCTCTCGTGTATCGGAAAGGATACTCATGAGCCTTAAGAAAATTCTGGCCCAACTTGCACTTGCTTCGTCCGTTGCAGCTATTCAGGCTGTGCTGGATAATAACTCAGCTCGCCTGGAACTCAATGGAAAGAGCGAGGCACCACGGCCGGCGCGAAAGCCGAAAGTGGTTAAACGCAAGGTGAATACTCCTTCTCCTACCCGATAGGGTATGATTAGTAAGTGATGTTCGCTTGTAAGCGGTCTCGAACGTGTGCTCGACCGGAGTTTTCCACCTATTATAGGAGGCCTCCGTGAAAAGCGACGTAAGTGACTATCTAGAGCTGTCACGGCTAATCTATTTAGACGCCTGTGACAAGTGTGCCGCTGATGTCTCCGATTTTCGGGATTTAAAAACAATACGATCCCGAGTCGAACATGAAGGGTTGTCATTTTTAACGATAACCCTCCCCGATTTCTCGAAAGGAATCGAGGCGGCCCTTGAGTGCGGCCGTATTGCTCCGGAGTGGAAGTCTACCTACTTTCGTAGATTTCGATTCCACCGAGGAGGCCCTGTATTCTTACAAGGGTTCCTCAGCAAATTGTTCGATTATGAGACTGGAAGGATAAGAAATGATCAAGAATTTAATGATCACTCTGGTTCCCTGCGCTCTTCTCTCGTTGAGAGTGTTAGACAGATATGTCTCACTTTCAAAAAGATTAGGTTACCCTGCTCACCCATTCGGGAAAAGCAGGCAGCAGAGAACTTCATCAATGTTGAGCGCGAGCTCTCCACGTCTGAAGTTCCTTCTCAGGAGCGCGACTCTTTTGTTCGCGTTTCTGATGTGTTATGGGGTAATATGGTTTTTCATCTATTTGATGATCATCTTACTCCCAGACACGGGCCAGGAGCTACTCAAGAACGAATTTCTGGAAACAGCAAATTCGCCCTGAGTAGGTGGCATGAGCGCCTCGATAACTTCTTTCCTTTAATTGAGACAGGATATGTATTATCATCCTATCTCTCTAAGGAATACGAGGCTGTTGAGCTTGTGTCGCCAGAACAAGAAGCACCCGTCAGGGTTACTTTTGTTCCAAAGACGTTGAAAGCACCAAGAGTTATCGCTATAGAGCCTGTGTGTATGCAATACGCACAGCAGGCAATTCGCGACACGCTTTATGCAGCGTTAGAATCCTACTGGTTAACGAGAGGTCACATCAATTTCAGTGACCAATCTATTAATCAGCGCCTTGCGATGACTTCGTCTATCGACGGTCGATTAGCAACGATTGACTTGTCCGATGCTAGTGATCGGGTTCCATCATCATTAGCTTACGAGATGTTCAGATTGTGTCCTGAAAGAGACGCAATTTGGGCATGTCGATCGACGAGAGCGGAATTACCCGATGGGCATGTTATTCTCCTATCGAAATTCGCTTCTATGGGGTCGGCTCTATGCTTCCCAGTTGAGTCGATGTACTTCTACACGATCTGTGTAGCGGCTCTCCTGGAGTGGCATAACCTTCCACTTTGTTATGAGTCAGTTTTTACTGTGACTCGTGACATCTACGTTTACGGGGACGATATAGTTGTTCCTGTTTACGCAGCGGAATTCGTTTTAGAAAGCTTGCGCAAGTACTTTTGCAAGCCTAACACTTCAAAGACTTTCTATCGTGGAAACTTTAGAGAGTCTTGTGGTGTGGACGCATTCGCTGGTAGGTTGGTTACTCCGACTTATCTTCGGAATATCGTTCCTAAAACGAGACAGCAAGCATCGGAACTCGTCTCTTGGTCAGCAACCGCGAACCTCTTTTATAAACGAGGCTATTTGCGCTCTGCTGAGTTTCTACACAAACGTGTAGAATCTATACTACGGGTATATCCTGTAGTTGACCAAGAAACTTCCGGTGTGGGTCGTATCTATCATTCTGTAGCTCAAGCTAGACCGACTAGAAGCCGGTTTAACAAGAGATTACAGGCTCTTGAAGTTAGGGCCTGGACAATACAGCCCGTCTATCGAAAAGATAGGATTGACGGATACGGCGCTCTGACTAAGTGTTTGAGACGGCTTAAACAGCCCGAATCATATACTTATGATGAATTGGCGAAGGGGGAATTTACACCTCCCTCGGATCCAAAACATCTTGAGCGTTCTGCCATGCACGGAGCATGTACACTAAAACTCCGTTGGGTTCCGGCTCCTAAGTCCGGACTTGGCGTTTGACGCCTGGG